TGGCCCGACCTTGCTTTGAGGTAAGCGCTTGAACTCGCCGTCAAATGTCTGCCGCTCATGCCGGCCGCCATCAACGGGAACGTCAAAGGCGACCGGCCAGGTGTAGGTGTCGGACTGCTTGAGAACAAAGGCCACGTGATCAGGTGTAGGCGAGACTCAGCTCATCATTGCCCGAACTGGTCGGAACTGCAATGAAGGGCATGTTCAGCATCTGCACGCCGTCCTGGTCTGAATAGGTCAGGTTGCCTAGGTCGGACTGTGCCGTCGTCATGGTGACGATGTTGCCAGCCGTGCCGCCGTGCTGGAAGGTGATGCTGCCGGTGCTGCTGCCGGTGGCGATCGTGAAGAAATCCTTAGCCGTGATGGTGGGGGCTTCAATCACGATGGTCCCGCTGGGTGCGCGGTTGGTGATCATGATCTCCTTGGCGCAGCCGACCAGCTCGCGATAGATCACGTCATTGGCGATGCTGAAGTTATAGGACTGCAGGCAGCCGCTGTAGGAGAACGCGGAGAAGTTGATTGTGTTGCCCTGCTTGAAGATCAGCGGGGTGGCCTGGTTGGCGTAGGTCGGGGTGGGCAGCGTCTCGTCAGTAGGCGCGTTGTAGATGCCGGTCATGGTGAAGCTGATCACCGGGATCTGACCGACTTCGCCGTTCAGCTCAAAGGTGCCACGGCAACCGGTGAGCTTGTGGCGGATGCCATCTTGGTGGTAGTGGATGGTGCAGCTCTCAAAGCCGCTGCTCTCGGGCGCGTAGGTCACGCTGGTGCTAGCGCTGATAGTTTCGCTCAGGCCGCAGCTGCGCAGGATCGGGCCATAGGCGGGGGCGGTGCCCGCAGTGCCTGAGCCGGCCAACTCAACCTCGAATGTCACCTCGACGCGGGTTTGCGCCAGCAGCTGATCGGCCTGGCCCATGTAGGGGCGGATCAGATCACGGTTGACGGTCTCGGCAACGAGCGGCTGAATCTCAAGGTTGCGCACCAGCACGGCGTTGCTGCTGCCGCTTGGCGTTGGATCTGTGCCGTAGGTTGTTTCAATCTTCGCCAGAATCAGGCGACGGCGTGTCAGAACTGATGCCATTAGGGGCTACCTCAGGTGTTGGATGGGGAGCCGGCTGAGTCCGCTCGACGAGCTGCCGCTTGCCGGTTTTGGGATTGACCAGATAGCTGCCGCCCTGGCCTTTGTGTTCGTCCATCATCGTAGCTACTTATGCTGTGGCCAGATTAGTCACACTGGTGCGATAGCGCACCAGGTAATCGCAAGCGATCACGCCGGCTGGCTGATCCGCCTCGACCATCTCAAAGTTCACGCCCTGCGGTTGCACGTCAATCGCATAGCCGCCCAGCGTTAGGTCGGCCATCAGCTTGGCGTGCAGGCTTTCAACGGTCGGGTCGGCCAACTGATCCGGCACATTGCCGCGCACGATCACCGCGATCCGCACCGTCAGCGACCAGTCAAGCCTCGGCAAGCTGGTCAGCTGTTCTGCGCTGTCATTGATCGGCTCGATCACCAGCGCTGGACTTTCACCCCTGCTGAGCGGTTCCACCCTGCTGCGATAGATGCGCGTGCTGACGCCAGTGGTGCCTGCCAGCGCCGAAGCAATAGCGGCCAAGATTGACTCGCGGCGCGTTGTCATGCTGATGCCACCTGGGTCACGGTGCAGATGATGCCAGGGATGCCCGGATGCGCGAACGGACTGGTCTGGGCTGCCTCGGCATGGATGTATGCGGCAACGTTGGCGGTTGCCCAGATCAGTTCGATGTAGTCCGCTGTTGCCAGCTTGAGCACAAAGTTAACCGTCCCGATCACGTTGCCGTCGATGCCGCCATGTCTGGAGATGATGCTAAATTTGCTGTCGCTGTCGGCCACATCACCGCTAGCGCCGCTGCCGTTCTTGCGCAGCCAAACGTTGACATTATGGATGCTGGAATCGGTATTGCTGAACTGGATCGAGAACGTGAAACTGTAGATGCCAGGGTGGTCAACCGTGATGCGGCTATTTGAGATGACCTTGATGCCGCGGTTGTCTAGGTCGTTCTTGCGCAGCAGGATCGGTGTTGGCGTGTTCGCTGTCGCCGTCTGCGAAGTTGTATCCCAGAACGATCCCCAATAACCAGGATTGCCGAAGTAAGGCAAGCCAGACCATGCCGTCCGACCATCTCCGATCTTCAGATTCTCGGTCTCGCTTTCAACGCCAGGCTCGCCGGCCAGCAGCACCGGATTCTGCGATGCCCATGCGCTGCGCGTGTTGACTTTGAAGGGGCCGCTCATGTCTTTTGCAATCCGAGTTGAACGATCTTCCCGTCATCCATCAGCATCACCTCCCGCACCGTATAGGCCACAGCATCGACCGTGATCGAGCTGCCGCGGGTCAGTGTGCCAAAGTCAGAAGCCTTGGCGGTCAGTGTGTAGTCAGTGCTGAGCACCATGCCATTGGCTAGCACTTGGCTCGGCATGTCAAGGATGCCCAGAGCGGTAACGGCGCCAGCTGTGCAGCTGACGCCGAAGTCCGCCAGGAAGATTCCGAGATCCTCCGTTAGCGCCATCAGCTGTACTTTTTAGAGCCGAGGCCGACGATCGTCACAGCGCCGGCACCAGTGCCGCCTGCAACTGTCACCACTGCCTTAATGAATCGCTTCATGTTGTCAGAGTGGACAGCGATCTTCTGAACCGATGCTGTGTTAGCGGCAGTGACGGTGAACGCGCCGCCGGTCACGTCGGTGTAGGTGCCGCCCGAGGTATCGGATTCGGTCAGTTTGCCGAGGTAGGTGATGCTGGCTCCGCCGGCTTCAGCGCAAAGTATGACGGCGATGTCGCCTTCATAATCCACCAGATCGATGGCGGTGCTGGCAGTGACAGTAGCTGTCACCACATCATTGGGCAGGAAGTTAAGGACCTCAGTTTTGGTCCCGAGATTGTGAATGGTCATGACTTAGCCCTCCGTCTGGGGGTTGTTGGTTTGCGGGTCGGCTCAGGTCCGAACTGAGCCAGATCAGCCACCTCTGCGATGGCTTCAACAGCTTTGCCAATACCGATCAGGAACTTGGCGTCAGAGGGGGATGCCTCAAGGACGTCCCCGATTCTGGCCACCTGCCCTGCCAGCATTGTCTGCCGTAGGACCTTGATCAACATGATCAGAGGGTATCAGCGCCGCGGCTGAAGGACTCAGGATGACGGACGGCGATGTCCACGTCCTGCATTGCGACCACGCGGACGGTGCCGCTGGTGCTGTTGCTGTAGGGATCGACCATGATGTCGAGACCGCTGAAGTAACCGATAATCAGGTCAGCGAAGTTGCCGAACCACAGATCGCCAGCTGCCACTTGGTTGGACAGGACGCCGCGGTAACCGTTAACCTCGTTGCCCTCCATGATGAACATGCCGGAGCCGGCATCTTTCTTGGTGGTCTTGAGGCCGCCGCGCATCGCAGCGTTCATCAGATAGACCGGGCTGCCGAGTAGTGCGTTAGCGGTTGCCACGTCGCTTTCGAGTGCCACCACTTCCTCGAAGGTGGGGGCAGCAGCGGCGAAGTTTTCGGTACCGATGCCGGTGGTCAGCTTCAGGCCGAGGGGCTCACTGTTGCTGCCGGTGCCGTACAGACCAGCCAGGTCGATCTTCAGGGCAAGAACGCGAGCCAGGTCGTTGCGGACCATGTTCTCCACGTCGATGCTGGACTGCAGCATCAGGCGACGGCTGTAGTCGGTAAAAGCAGCAACCGTCTTGGGGGTCAGGCTGACCTGATCCACGGTCTGCTGGCTCTCAGTGGGCGAGCCGCTCTCGGCCACCCAGTAGGCGGTAGCAGCGCCGGACTGGCGGGGGATAGCAACGTTGCCGGTCAGGCCGGTCAGCACGGTGGCGCCAGCTTGATCCAGAGCGGAAGCGTTGCGCAGCAGGTCGATGAAGCTGCCGGCATCCAGGTCAGTGGCGACCAGGTTGCCGCCAGCGGTAGCAGTGCTGACGTTCAGGTCACGACGCAGCACATCCTGAGGGATGGTGATGCCACGGGACTGACGGCCGAGCTTGGCAGCAGCAGCTTCAGAGGCTTCGATCTCAAACGCAGCAGCCTCACGGGCAGAGCGGTCGGTCGGGTTGGACAGATAGTTGATGGCGCGCAGGAAAGAGAAGTTGCGGCTCTCCTTCTCGCTAAGGCCAAGGTCGGCGGCCTGCATGGTCACGGTCTCCTGGTGAATGTTGAGCTTGTCGAGCACAGCAGCGCGAGCCTCGTCGATTGAACGACCAGACTCAACCAACTGCCGGCCCAGGTCTGCCATGCCGTGCTTGTCGCACAGGGCAGTGATGTCCGAGATGCGGGACCGTTCGGCCTGAGCGGCCTCGGCCTGCACCACGGCCAGATCGGGGGTGGCGTTTTCCATTGAAGGAATGGGATCAGGGGATGGTGCTGCCGAAGCAGCAGGGGTGTCAGCCTCAAAAGATCGGCCGATCCCGACGCCGGGGTCAGCCGGCACCGAGACAACGCTGATCTCATAAGGAGACCAGGCAGTCGCAACATAGTCGCCACTGCCACGCTCCTCCATTTTGTCGATGGAGTAGCCGAAGGAAACATTCCGTAGAACGCCATCCTTCACATCACTCAGGATCTCCTGAGCAAAGGCGTTGCGGCTGAACCGCACGCGTGCATAGCCGCGGCGGCGTTTGCCGTCGATGTATGCCCGCTCAACCACTCCGATCACCTTGTCAGGGTTGTGGTTGAACAGCAGCGGCGCGCCATCATTCAGGCGGTTTAGGTTGGCGGCGTCGGCCTCATGGCTCAGGATCTCGTTGCCGAAGTAACGCGCAACCGGGAACTCAGAGCTGAACGGGAACTCATAGATCCGGTCCTGCACCTCGTCGAAGGTGGTCACCTCAGCGCGCTGATACTTGCCCTCGAGGCTGCGCAGTGCCGAGATCTTGGTCAGTGTTGAGAACTTGTGGCCCACCATCGTCTCAGTCGCCTCCCATCCTTCATCGCCTTCGCGATAGATGCGGATCAGCGCGGCCGGATCTTCGGGTGTGGCCTCGATGCTGAACTCAGTGTCGGGCACGCCCAAGGTGCCCTCACGCATGACGTGCTCGATGCGGCCCTGAGCGGTGCCGCCGCTGCTGTTCCACCGCACGAAGTCGCCCTCGGACAGATCGCCAGGTTCGGCCCGCTCGCCGTCTCCGGTGGCCTCCTCAAACTCGATCGCGCTGAAGTCATGCTTAGCCAGCCAATCACGCGCCTCGGCCGGGCTGTAGCGCGAGCTGCTAAACCGGATCGCCTGAATCTCGCTTTCGCCTTCCTTGATGCCGTAAATGAAGTCAATGCCGGGGCCACCTTCATCGTTGATACGCCGAAGCGAATCGTACTGATCCGGATCGGTCAGTCTGGCGGCGTGCTCGTTTGGATAGGGGCGCGCAAGAATCACGGCGCTTTGATCTTCTAATGCTTTGAGTCTATCGGTTGCCATCAATCCTCAGGCGCCTCGGTCGGATCCTCGAGGACAGACTCCTCTTCGTATTCCTCATCCTCCATCGGCGCCTCAGTGTCACCAAACGGATCAATCGATCCGGCCGGCCTGACCTGCGTCAACCCAGCGCCGCTCAGTTCGCTTGGGTCTGTATCCAAAACAATGTCCATTTCATCGAGCATCGCCAGCTCAGCCTGACGCGCCACAAGCAGATCCTCAAGGTCGCCGCCCTGTTCAGCGACCACCTGCCCCAGCGTCTTGAAGCCACACCGAACCGCGTTCTTATAGGCATCCACCTCGCGCTGTGGATCAACCCACTCCCAGCTGCGCGGCACCCACCGGCTAGCGCGGTAGCGGTCAGGGTTGGTCTCATACCCCGGCAGGCTCAGCACGCCGCTCAGCACCGCCATCTCAAGCCACTGCTCAAACACCTGCTGATGGAAGTTCTCCACCATGTACCGCTGCAGCACCCGATAGGTGTCGCGCTCCTCCAGCAGGCTCAGCCGGCTGCTGCTGTAGTTGCTCTCTGAGAAGTTTTTGCTGATGCTCTCAAACGAAACACCCACGCCAGCAGCAACGGCACGCAGCATCGACCGCGTGAATGGCTCAAGCTGCCCGTCAGGACTGTTCAGGTCCGGCACCGTGACGCTCTCGCCCGGTTGCAGATACTTGAACACCCCAGGCTGAAACTCACTGACCCGCTCGCCCTCATACACCTCATCACCAACCAGCTCACCCTCGGGGCTAGTGATGAATCCCATAAGCGCGCTGCTGGCCCGCGCACGCACCACCTCGGCCTCCTCATAGCCCTGCAGCATGTGAAGCCGCATCAGCGCCGACGCGAACCACGTCACGCCCCGCGTCTGCCCTGGCCGCTCAGGCAGAAATAGATGGATCACCTCATTAGCCGGCACCCGCACCCGTCTGCCGTTGGTGCGCGCGTTGCCCGCGTAAGTGTCGCCAGGATGATTCGCGTAGAAGTGGTACGCCTGCGGCCGCAGGTACTGATCCACCTCGATGCCCATGCGCACCGTGTTGCCCTCGGCCGCCTGCGGCACGTCATCGTCGATCAGGTAGTCAGCCTCGAGCACCTGCAGCGCAAATGGCACACGGCTGTCACCGAATGGCCGCTTAATCATCCGCACGAACACCTCGCCCGACTCGGCCATGCTGCGCACCAGCAGGCGCTCGATGTCGTGGAAGCCAAGGATCCCGCTCACATCGCAGCGGTTCTTATGCATCCACTTCTCCCACTCCTCGTGGATGCGGCCGTTGATCGCCTCATCAAGCTTGCCGCCGCGCAACATCCGCACCTGCCCCTGATGCCGGATGCCGTGCCCGATCACGTTGTTCTGGATCGCGCGTAGGGCCTGCTTCGCATAGTCGTTGTCACGGCACAACTGCCGCGCACGGTTGCGCAAAGCCTTAAAGCTCGACTTGATTTCGGCGTCAGCGCTGGTGCCGCTTGTCACCCAGTCCGCTGTCAGTCGGCTGACCCGTGCGCCTTGATACGCCCGCGCCCGCGGCCGAACCGGCTCAAAGCCCATCGCCCGAAACAGTCGAGTCCTAATGCCCATGTCAGAACCTCACGAACAGATTGTGAGGGTTGCCCAGCCCGTTGGCCATAAGTTCCGCCATCTGCTCACGTTTCACCTCAGCCTTGAGCTTCGACTCAAGCTGCATCAGGTCGGCAAGTTCATATTTCTTTAAGCTGCGGTTGCCGATGGTGTACTCACGCACCACGCCGCCAGAAACCAGCGCACGGATCGCGGCCTGCACCGCGTCCAGATCCTGCTGCGCCTGAGACCGGCCATCAACAGCGCCGGGAGAGCCGGTATAGCTCAGCGATCGCAGCACGGTCAGCTGGCCGCTGCCCATCGTGACAGTGCTGCCGGTCTTGGTCGCAACCGCCTGCCAGAACCACGACCCAGCATCAAAGCCCGTGCTGGTGGCCGCAGCGATCGTGAACTGCCACCCGGTCCCGTAGGCGCTACCAACAACCGTCGCGCCTTCGCTCGCCGTGTTAGTCCGCAGGTAGTAGGTCAGCACATAGTCGGCGCTGCTGATCGCGTTGCCCAAGTTGTCAACGCCTTCCACGTCGCGCCACTGGATCGTGTCGCCCGCTCTGATCTGGCTAGGGATGCGCACGGTTACCAGTTGCCAACGAAGCCACTAACAGGCCCAGGGGCGGCCTGCTGCTTTGATCTTAGCGCTGGTCGCTTTGCACCTTCCAACTGATCACGCAACTGCTGCCACATCGTCGCCTTATTCATCCGTCGGCTGAAGATCAACATCGCCGCATAGCCATAGACCGCGCAGTCAAGCGCCTCGTTCCTGTCGCCTGCTTTCTTGACCCATTCCCGAATCGGAAACCCGCGGTGATACCGCAGCGCCTGCCGTTCGCTGGTCAGCTGCCGGAAGTATTCCGCATCAGCCGCCTGCCCGAAATACAAACCGCCCGCGCCTTCGTTGTGGCGCAGCCGTCCGAACAGCGTTGTCTTGATCGTGTCGGTGCCCAGCTGAAACAGCGTGACGCCACGCTTGATCACACGCCCGCGCCAGTTCACATCAACCTTGTTGCCTTTGCCAACCGCCGGGCTGTTGCGTCTGCTGCTGCCTTTGATCGCGACCACACCCTGCCGCACCCGATCGCGCACATACGCGTAGACCTCATGCGTGCAGTGGCCGCCGCTATCAACCGCCGTCTGGCTCACCTTCAGCACACGCCCGCCCGTCGCGTCCCATTCCGTCGCCAGCACCTGATCCAGCTGGCCCCACACCTCCGTCTGCGTCGGGTCGCCCATCAGCTCCTGATGCCACACCAGCCAGCCGGTCTCGCCTTCGCCCCAGCCCCACACGCTCACCGCCAGCCGGTTGTCCTGCACGTCAACGCCACAGGTCAGCAGCACCACTCCATCAGGGCATTTGCCCGCTGCATAGTCCAGCCGTTTGGCCAGCAGTCCGTCAGCGCTCACCGCGGCCGCGTAATCCTCCTCCCACGTCTCCGCCAGCCTTGTGTTCACGAACGCCTTCAACGCCGGCGCGTCAGCCTTGGCCCGCAGGAAGTCATCCACCAGCTGCTCCCAGCTGCACCAGCCAAGCGGGCTGTAAAGCCCCGACAGATGGAACCCCGCAGTCCGGCCATCAGCAGGCGCCGTCGCGCGCCACTCGCCGCCACGCAGCATTGCCGGCTTGTGCAGTTCCTCAAACCGCTCACCGCAATGCTCGCACTCATAGCGCACATCACCCGGCCGCTTAGCGTCCCACTTCAGCCGCGGCCACTGCAGCCACTGCATCCCTCCACAGCTAGGGCACGGCACATAGAACCGCCGCTGGTCGCTGCGCAGATACTCAGCCTCGATCCGGCTGAAGTCCTTCACTGTTGGCGTGCTGGTCAGCAGGATCTTGCGCCGCGCGAACGTCGTCGTCCGCCGCTCCGCCAGCGCGACCGGATCGCCCTCGCCGTCCACATCACTCGGGAACGCATCCACCTCATCAGCGAACAAGTATCGGCACGGTGCCGATCGCAAACCCGTGCTGCTGTTCGCCCCGGTGAGCAACATGATCCCGCCGGGATACTCCTTCGCGAACATCGTGTTACCCGAGTCCCGCGTCCTAGCCGGTGCAATCTTCGCCGCCAACACCGGCGTCTCAGTGATCATCGACTCGAGCCGCTGCTTGCTGAGTCGCTTCGCCATCTCAACAGTTGGTTGCACCAGCAGCATCGGCCCCGGCGCGTGGTCGATCACATAGCCAAGCCAGTTGCTGCCCGCTTCCGTCTTGCCCGTCTGCGCCGCAAACATCATCACCACACGCTGCACCGGACTGCTGCTGCTCAGACAGTCCATCGGCTCACGCAGATACGGCGTCCGGCTCGTGCGCCATGGCCCAGGTTCCGCGCTTGCCTTGCTGCTCAGCCGCCGGTGCGCATCAGCCCACTCGCTCACCGTCAACGGCTGCTCAGGCCGCAGCCCATCCATGAAACCCGCGTGCCAAACGCTCATGCGAACAGATTCGCCTGCGCGCCGAACCCCTGCGCGTCAGCAATGCGGCGACGCGACAGATCCACAAACTCGGGCTCGCGCTCAATCCCCACAAAGCGATAGCCCGCCTGCACCGCGACCACGCCGGTTGTGCCGCTGCCCATGAACGGGTCCAGCACCACTCCGCCCTCTGGTGGTGCCAACAAATCCAACGCGCGCTCAATTAGCTCAACCGGCTTTTCTGCTTGATGCCCGGTCTTGCGATGCATCGGTCCCCATTTCACACGCCACACGTCGTAGACCGAACGGTTGACCGGCTTCCACTCCGGCATTCGCGCGGCTACGAAACATTCGTAGGAGTGCCGAAGCATGTAGCCCATGCCCAGCTGCTCCTTGTCCCACACGCCGATCCCGCCAAACGCGAGGGGTGATCCACACGCAGCCCTCTCGCACGCCATCGCGCCGCGCCAGTCGATAGTCAAAAAGGCAGCACCCGTCGGCTTGAGCACCCGTGCCAGCTCAGCCCAGACTTGACGCATCCACAGATCAAAGAACTGCCTTTCGTCTGGGATGGCAGAAACAGTGCTAACCCTGCTGCTGCCTGTTCCAGTGTTGGCGTAGGGCGGGTCAGTGATCACGGCATCGATCGATGCTGCATCCAATGTGGCCAGCACCTCCAAGCAGTCGCCTAGGCGTAAATCAATCATCGGCTCAGTCTGACATCTGTGCCAGCGCCAGCAACGCATCCCGATGCTCACGCGTCAGCACCTCATGGATCACCGTCGGGTCCGTCTCGCCAGCCAGCTGGTGGCTCAGCCGATCGGCCAGATTCGCCAGCGCCTCGCGGATGCTGCGGCCCACCTGAAACGCCTCTTTCTTAACCTCATCAGCAGGCACCAAATCACCCCGCTGCTGCGTCACCTGCAGCTTCGCCAGCTCGGCCTGGTAATGCTCGCGTCTGGCGCGGCTCTCATTGAGATCCGGGATCGCATCATCAGGCAGCTTGTCGATCTGCTGCCGCAACTCCTGCGGGTCAGCAGGATCGGCCTGACTCACTTTCGAGTTTGGCGTCGCACGCGTGTTCTTGTTCCACAGCTCCAGCGCAAGGTCGCGGTCCAACCACTTGCGCTCATCTTTCACCACCACCGCCGCTGCAATCCGGCTCTTGCTGGCATGAGTCACTGCCGCTTTCGTGCATCCACGAATTGCAGCAAACTCAGCAAAAGTGACCAGCACTGAAAAGAGTTAAAACCAACTAGGCTTAAGTTAACTGATCCTAAACGCCGCTTAACGGTCTTGCCCTGAGTCCAATTCGACTCAAGCTGAGACCCCTTGCGGCGCAGGGGTTTATGCGGTTTTTGCGCTGACGCTAGGCATTTTGTGCGCGCGCGAACGACCCATGCAGATTGGCCGGGGAAGGACCCGCAAAGGGTGGGGGCACCCCCTGCCTAGCGTGCTGTTGCGATGGCGCGTTCAAGGCTGCTGCGCAGGTAATCACCGAACCGCCGCTGTGTGACCTTGCCAGCGATGTCACCGATGGGAAAGCGCCGCTCGTAGCGGGCTTGTTGGTCGATGGCGATGAAGTAGGGGAACAGCTGACCACGGCTGCGGCGATAGATACCAGCGGGGCGGTCGCCGCCTTTGGGAGTGCCGACAAAGAACGTGCCGTTGCCGTTGGTGGCCAGGCCCTTTTGTATGCGCTTAATGGTCGCCAGGCTCACGTTGCCAGAGGCATTGAGCTTGACCAGCGATGTGGGCACGAGCTGCGCCCCTGAGGGGATGCGACGGGTACCGACGACATCGGACAGGAACTTGCGCTCGAAGCCCTTCTGAAGGCGCGGGCCGCCTTGGATGCCGTAGCGCAGGTAACGGGCACGGTCACGGCCTTTGGTGGCATCGGCATAGACGATGGCCTCGAGGTTGCGCTTGCTGGACCGTTGGACAAAGAAAGCGTTCTGGGTGAAGCGGGTGGGGTTTTGGAAGTACTGCCGCGTGGAGCTGTTGATTGCGGTGCGCGACTCAAACGCGACAGCGTTGATGGCCTGACTGATGGCGAAGGGAAGCTGCTTGGTCATCGTGTCGGTCCACGCGACGGCCTTAGGCAGCTCTGAGCGGATGTCGAGGGTGAGGGTCGCCATGGGTCAAGGGTAGGCGGAGCCGGTGAGACTGACTTTGTTCCTAGTTCCCACCGTTCCCACCTCCTTAGAAGAGTTTCCCCACGCCCCCTGTACCCCCTCCTTTCCCTATTCCATATAGGTCTTTTATATAGGTAGGAACAGTAGGAACATAGGAACAAGGTAGTAGCAGGCAGGGTTTTGCTGTTCCCACCTACTCCCCATCAGGTAGGAACACAAGCTTGTCTCACTTTGAGACTCAAGAGACTCGACTGTCTCAAAAGTAGACCCATTTGAGAATGCCATCGACTCGGGTCTTCTTTCGTTGGTACCCGAGGTCGCGCAGGATGCTGGCCACCTGCATCTGATCGGACCGCGTCTGACGCTCAACCGGCTTGGCCACGGCCTCGGCCAGGAGCACGTCCGTCGTGATGTCCTTGGACTTGTTCACGGGTGCAAGCAGCCACGCTTCGATCGGTGCGCGCCATGGCGACTCGACCAGGTAGTCCTCGTTCTGTTGCGCCACCATCGCCTCTTGTTCGGCGGTGAGCACGCTTGGCTCGCCATTGCGGTAGGCGGCCACCGCTGCCGACCAAATGGCGTCGCGCTCCTTGAGCAGCGATGACACGTCGATCGGTTTGGCGAGCGTGCATGTGACGGGGATGACCCAGAACCGGCGGTTGCCTGTCTCGTCAACCAGCAGACCGGTATCGCGGTTCGTTGAGCCAACGATGATGCAGCGGCGCGGGAATGCTTCGGTCGCCTTGCCGTAGGGGATGCGGAACAGGTCGGTCGATTGGCTTAGGAATGCCTTCACCTGGCCGGCGTGTTTCTTGCTGGTGATGTGATCCAGTTCGGCCCATTCCATGATCCAGCTGCGATGCAGGACCATCAGGTCGTCTTTTGATCCGATGTCTTTAAGCGCATCGGAGAAGAACTCCCCACCGATTGCGGCCCAGAATGATGACTTGCGCGCGCCCTGTTCACCCATGAGGACGGTTGCGTTGTCGTGCTTGGCGCCAGGTTCGTAGATGCGGCGCACTGCACCGATGAGGGTGCAGCGGATCATGTGGTCATAGAGGGTGGGTTCGGGTGTGGTTGAGTCTTCAGGTCGCAGGTACGTCGATGCGAGCCGGTCGATGTAAGTGGGTTGTTCGTGTGCGGCGACGTGGTTGAGGTAGTTCTTGATCGGGTCGTATGGGTTCGCCTTGGCGATCTTGACTAGGCAGTCGAGGGCGATTTCTTTTGAGATCTTGCCGCCGCGTTCTGCGATCTCGAGATAGAAGTGCTCGGCACCTTCGAGGGGGTGACCGTTGCGTTCGATCTGTTGAGTGAAGATGTTGTATCGGAGGTTGCCGGCGTCCCGCAGTTGCTGCAGCAGCTCGTTCGCCTCCATACGCTTGAGGGGTTGCGGGTCGATCGGCGTGATCGCTGTGGGCGGGTGATCGGCTATCACCTGCGGGATGGTGCGCGGGGGGCGCCAGCCGTGTTCACGGGCGAAGTACCAGAACGTACCAGCGGTGACTGATGCACAGTTGCTGCGGGCCACCTGTTGTGCTTCTGCGAAGTCTGGGCTGTGGCGCTGGATCATGGCGACAGCCTGATCAGCGGTGCTGCCGGCTTCCTCGCAGGCTGCGATGAGGCCCCATAGCAGATTGCGGAAGAAGGGGTACTGACCGGACTTGGGGACTGCAGGCGGGATGCAGTCAAGGGCCTGCTGTATGTCTGAGAGGGTGTGCGGTGTGTGGTCGGTGTATTGCTTGGCGCTGATCAGGCGGGTGTGTGTCTGCTCATCGGGCAGGCAGGCGTTGAGTTGGTCTGGGGTGTAGGTGAGATCTGATTGATGGATGATCGCCACCTGCTGGCCTGCGTGGCCGTCTGGGCCGATGTGATAGGTGCCCGGCAGGCGCATAACCCGTGAGGGATTTTTGAGCGTGCGATCTGCGTCGGCGTGCTCAAGGAGGCGCTTCTGCATTGAGCGCCACTGGTCGGGGGCGATCGGATCAGCGAGCACCCAGTAGGTGTGAATCGACTTGCCACCGGTGTCAACCTGTAGCGATGGCTCAGGGAGTTGCAGCTCTTGCCATGCGGTGACCTGCCAGTCTTTTGGGCGGTTGTCCCATTCGCAGAAGATGGCGCGGCAGGCGGTGATCTCTGAGTCCGTGTCACCGCCGTCGTTGATGACGACATAAACGCCGCGGCCTTCGGCCTGCCACTCGTCGATGATTGCGGCTGATGGCGGGGCCTTGCGGCCTGAGTCACCGGCCTTGAATGGGTGGCCTGAGGGATAGAACGCGCGAAGTCTGGTGACTTCTTTTGTTTTGCCGAGGATCTTCAGGAACTGACGTGCGGCGCTGAAGTCAACGGGTTTTGGTAGTCTTGCCATGCTTGCAGGTAAGGGCTGTGGGCCAGGGCCGGGGTGTGTCGAGCACCGCCGGCCCGTTTATTGGCTGACGGATTGAATGATGGCGTGCGCGTCTGACACGGATCGCGCGACGCCGGCGAGGCCACCGGCATCGTTCACGGTAGAGAGCCAGGCTGACTGTTCAGGCCTGACCCGCCCCGTGGGTGTCTTGACCTCGATGGATGTAAACACGGCCAGACGCAGGCCGATGTGTTCTGGGCCAATGGTGACGGTACGCCAGCCGATGAGATCTGCTGAGCCACGGGCCAATCCGAAGGTGACAAGCCGACCGGTGCGTGGATCGGGCAGCGATCCGACCTGATTGCGGAAAATGCGCAGATCAGAGCGGGAGCCGAGCGCTAGGCGGATCTGCTGTTGAAGGGTTGTTTCGGCGTTGGCCACGCGCCCGCAGCACATGATGGGCCCACGCTACGGGGTTCCGCATGTTGCGGGCGTGACCGATAGCGATGAGCTGTTGGAGGGTTTGGGCTTTGCCTTGCTCGCGGCGTCGGAGTTGCACGTCGAGGCGCTTGAGTTCCTTCAGCTCGCCGTCTAGTTGCTGCATGGGCCGCCGTTTGGGCGCGGGCTGTTCGTGGCCGCAGCATGGGCAGATCGGCGCCGGCCTGAACGATGCAAAGCACTGCGGGCACGTCCGCACCGATGGCGCTTGCTGGCCTCCACCTACCCGCCGTGCGCCGTGCTCAAGCGTCCATTGTCGGATGTCATCGGGGAAGCCGTGACGGGTGACGTTGCCGACGTGATCGAGGATGATCGCGGCGTTTTTACCTGGTGCTGGCCGCAGCACACGACCGACCTGCTGCAGGTACAGGCCAAGGCTGGCGGTGGGTCTTAGCAGGATGGCGCAGCCGGCTGCGGGTATGTCGAAACCTTCGGAAACCACGTCAACGGTCACCAGCACGCGGATGATGCCGGCAGCGAATGATGCGACCACGGCATCGCGATCGGTCGTGTTGCCAAGCAAAGTGGCGGCATTGATGCCAGCAGTCTTAAACGCGTCTCGCACTGAGACAGCGTGGGCGATGTTGCAGCAGAACGCGATCGCCTGCTGTACCCCCGCAAGGCGTTGGTAATGATGGATCGCATCGCCGGTGACGGTTGGCCGTTTCATGGCGGCCGCGGCCTGATTGTTGGCGTAATCGCCGGCCCTCATGCGCAGACCGGTGAGATCGGCCACCATTGGCGGGGCAAAGATACGCGCTGGTGACAGGTAGCCGGCAGATGTGAGCATCTGGACTGATGGCCCCTCGACAAGTGCGTCGAAGGTGTCGCGCAGGCCGCGGCCATCAAGACGGCAGGGTGTGGCGGTGACGCCTAGGCGCAGCGCACCGGGCCAGTGATCGAGGATCTGCGACCAAGAACCGGCTGCTGCGTGGTGTGCCTCGTCGATGATGATCAGGCACGGCTGCCAGTCGATTGTGTCGAGCCTGCGGATGAGCGTCTGCACGGATGCGACCTGCACCGGTGCATCTGCACGCTGCACACCGGCCGCGATGATGCCGTGCTCGACGCCGGCGGCGGTAAGTTTGCTGCTGGCCTGATGGATCAGCTCACGGCGATGCACAAGGATCAGCACCTTGCGGCCGCGTTCAGTGGCGCTTGCGGTGATGGCGGCCAGGATGACGGTCTTGCCTGCACCGGTGGGAGCCACCAGCAGCGGCGCGCGTGCGCCTGAGCGGTAGGCATTGCGCAGATCGTCGATCGCGCGGTGCTGGTATGGGCGGAGGTTCATGATTATTTGTGCGGTTATGCAGATGTAAAGTCAACAAAATGACTGACTGGCTAAACAACCGCTAAAGATCAATTTGTGATGTATTCGTCGATATAAGCCTTCATGGCGTGCAAGGTGCATACCATGGCCCTTCTGTACCGTCTTCTATATTCAAGCCATTTTGCTTGTTGTTGCGGTGAAAGTTCATGAAGCCTTTTGTCGATCTTGCCATTAACTCGCAGCTTGAGATGGTTGATTGCTTCTCCACGGAAGCCCCAATACATCAGGTTTGACCTGGCCACACCGCCTCGGAAATGGTTTGGCCTTTGACGCAATAATTCATTCATGATGAACTTGACGCCAGGCTGCTTGCCATTGTATTGACGAGGTGTTCCGTCCCACCTAACAAGTGATGCCCATAGCGAAAGGCCTTGCCTGAACTGGTCTGGCCCTAGAAACCAGTTGCTCATGTCACGGCAAATTGCAGCATCATTGCCATGCGTTCTCCAACCTATGTGCAAGGTTCTAATCCTTGCGCCATTCATCCTGTCATTGTAAATCCGAACAGCAGGGCAGCTTTGTACTTCATAGTCAATCCGTGCCATGTTAAGGATATGGTTCATCTCGTCGATCTGTTCATGCGCCCATTGCACGCGCGGTGCATATTCAGGCTTTGGATTGAACCATTGCAAGTCAGTCAACCCGCGACGCTGCACGATCTCATAAATCGTCCTCGCATCAACCTCGTCTGACTTGTCCCCTGCTTCTAAGATCTTGCGCCACTTTGGCGTTTGCGAGTGAAACCAGAGACGCACTTCAATGTGCCGCAGTGCCGCTGTATTGGCTATAGCTTCCAGTTGTTGCTGAGTGAACACTTGCGCCAAGCTGCGGCGCTTTGGTTGCATGTGAGCGTTCTCTACAACAATGGTGTCAAAGTCATTTGCAAAGGCGAGCGATGCAAACTGATCTGGCTTGAGTTTTAGATATTTGCCATTGAAGCAATGGAAATAGCCAGAGCCATAATCACAGCCCCAAATGGTTTCGATGTTTACTGTTCCCGTGTGTTGTAAAACTTCATCATCAGGCTCTGGAGTAAGGAGTGAAAGTTGAGTCATGAGTTGAACGCGGAATGCCGACCTAAACAGCTGGAAGAGCTATGACGTAGTAAATCCCGCGATTACTTGCAGGGTGCGGCACGATCCTATACGATGACGCAAGTCTCTGCAACCCATGGAGAACACCGACTACCACGCCCACCCCGCCATCTCAAAGTCTCATCTGGATCTCATCGCGAGATCCCCGCTCCATTACTGGGCGCGCTACATCGACCCGAACCGGGTGCCGGCTGAGCCAACTGATGCGATGCGGCTCGGGACCGCTGTTCACACGCTGACGCTTGAGGCCGACCAGTTTGAGGCTCGTTACGTCACCACGCCGGCGGTTGATCGGCGCACCAAGGAAGGCAAGGCCCGCTGGCTTGAGTTCCAATCCGAAGCCGGTGGCCGCGAGTTGATCGACGCCGACGACCGCGCCACCATCAGCCGCATGGCCGAATCAGTCTGGCGCCACCCGGCCGCGGCGATGCTGCTGCATTGGCAGGGCAAAGCCGAGACCACGCACATGTGGACAGACCCGACCACCGGCGCCGAATGCAAGTGCCGGCCGGACTGGCTGACCAATGACGGCAACCTGATCATCGACCTGAAGACAACCGAGGATGCCAGCCCGAGCGGCTTCCAGCGCAGCGTGGCGAATTATCGCTACCACTGTCAGGCCAGCTGGTACCTCGACGGGGTTGAGGCGGCCACTGGTCACCGGCCCGCTCAGTTCATCTTCATCTGTGTGGAGAAGAAGCCGCCTTATGCCGTGGCCGTCTATGCCGCCGATGCGGAGATGATCCAGATTGGCGCTGAGACTGCCGCGCGTGATCTGGCCCGGCTGGTCGAATGCAAGACCAGCGACACCTGGCCCGGATACAGCGACCAGATCGAGCCGCTCAGCCTGCCCGCATGGATGCGGCCGCGGGCTGATGGTTCACTGCCTAACCCACCTGAGATCGAGACCTACTGATGGAATCCACAGCACTCACCACGACCACCACCGGCTCGGTGTTCTCCGGCATACAAGCGTTTGAGGACGCCCAACGGATCGCGAAGGCCCTGGCCAGCAGCACGCTGATCCCGCCACAGTTTCAAGGTCAGCAGGGCTTCGCCAACTGCCTGGTTGCGCTTGAGATCGCCAACCGAATGGGCATCAGCCCGTTTCTGGCGATGCAACATCTGCATGTGATCCACGGCCGGCCATCGTGGAGCAGCAGCTTCATTATCGCGATGGTCAACGGCTGCGGCCGGTTTAGCCCGCTGCGGTTTGAGCTGAGCGGCAGCGGCGACAGCCTTGCCTGTTATGCCGTCGCGACTGACCTGGCCAGTCAGCAGGAGCTGAAGGGGCCGACCATCACGATGGCGATGGCCAAGAAGGAAGGATGGGCCACCAAGTCGGGCAGCAAATGGCAGACGATGCCCGAGCTGATGATCCGCTATCGGGCCGCAGCGTTCTGGGGCCGACTGTATGCCAGCGACATGTTGCTTGGGATGCAGAGCCAGGAGGAAGTGGTGGACATCGAGCCGGTCAAGGTCACTGAGCAAGCGCCTGAAACGACGACGCTCGACAATCTCAATGCCAAGATCACGGCCGAACCTGACCCCGAACCCGTGGAGATTGTGGCCGATGACCTCTTCTGATTATCTGACCGCGCCGCAGCTGGCGCAGCGGTGGGGGTTGCACCCTGACACGCTGATGCGCTGGCGCAAGGCAGGCAAGGGCCCTGCGTATTTCAGGACGCCCGGTTTCGTGCTCTATCCCTTGGCCGAGGTGGAGCAATACGAGAAGGCCAACACCATCACTCACGACGAATCATGACCTTCAAAGCAAACGGCGCACTGTTCAGGAACACCGAGCAGAAGCTGCGTGAGCGGCTGCGCGACCGGTACGACGCCAGTAAGAACTACCCGATGTACGACGGCGTGGTCAGCGTGCCGGCCGATCAGGCGTATGCGATGGCGAATTACCTGATGAATGCCACACCGAACGATCGGGGCAACATCCCGATGCGGATCAGCGGCTGGCGCAAGGAACCGGCCAGCGGCGGTGACGCGTATGTGTCGATGGCGATCGAGCCGGACTACAAGACGCAGAAAGCGATCGAGGAGGCAGGTGCCACTGCCGAAGTTGCGGCCGCGAGCTTGGCCAAGGCGACCGGCGGCACGGTGATTCAGGACGATGTGTTCTGATTCATGATCATCAGCTCCAGGCGCGCGATCTCATGGACCGCCGCCTGGAGCATCTCCTGCTGACGGAAGGTTTGCCGCAACAGCTGCGCCGCGAGTTGGCCGACGTTGCCGTGTTCGGCCAGCCCGCGGCAGTTGGCTTCGAGCTTGAACAGCTTCTCTGGTGGGATGTCCACCACCATCCACTTACCGAAATCCATCTAGCCGGGGCGTAGTTGCCCCATCGTGCCAATGAATTGTCCGCATTGCAGTAGCAACGATCTCCGCGTCAAGCACACAAACAACAAACTGCCGAGCCAGGTGGTGCGCTATCGGCTGTGCAAAGCGTGCGGGTTTAAGTGGTTCACGGTCGAGACGCGGGTGCCGGACTACACGGTGGGCTGGGCCGCGTCGATGCAGTCGAAGCCGGTGCTGCGTGTGCCGGTGACGGTGACGCTGCAGCACGTCGAGGAAGCGGACATGCGGCAGATCCTGCGGGTCACCGGCGGCATGAACAAATGTGACAAGGCCGCTTGATTCGCCGCTAGCGGTGGCGTATTGTGGCGAAGTCCACCCGACACCGACCCATGCTCACCGCCACAGCCCTGGTGATCTGGAAGCTGTTCCTGCCGCTGCTGGTGCTGGTCGCTCTGATCGACTGGCTGACCGCTTCCACCGATCGCCGTGTTCGCGTGCTGGCCCATGCCGGCCGCAGTCAGCGCCAGATTGCTGACTCGCTCCACATCACCCGCTACCGCGTCCGCAAGGCGCTCGCATCATGATCAACCGCATCGCCGCCGCTGTCCTGCTTGTGATGGTGTACGTCGCTGGTCTTGACACCGGCCGCACCGACGCCGTCAACGCGCACCACAACCACCCCGCCTGCCATCAGAACCTGAAGCCATGACCACTATGCGCCGCTTCTACTTCCAGATCCGCAATGCCAACGTGATCGAGGCCATCACGGCGCACAGCCTGACCGAAGCGCAGCAGATCGCTGCCGAAACAGGCTGGCTGCCGTGGTGGTCCGAGATCGAATGGCTCAATCCTGAAACCGTGACCGACCCAGCGCTGCACCAATGAACACTTACCGCGTGATCCTTGAGACCGATCAGGTCGAGCTGTTGGCGCCGAACGCTGCCACCGCTGTTCTCAGCGCGATGGAGCTGTACCCAGACCAGCAGCTGCTGAACGTCGAACTTGAGCCTGAATGGGCTGACGATGACCACCCATCACTGACCGCCGCTGAGCGGAACCCGAGCCTGCGATGACCGACCACATCCGCGCCAAGCTCGAGGCCCTGATCAGCGACTCGGGCATGTTCAACGCCGGCCAGCTTGAGGAACGCCGCCGGTTGCAGTTGTTGATCACCGCCAGGATCGACGAACTGCGCGGCGCCGGTAGCGTGCCGCATGTCAGTGCCGTGTGCGCTGAACTGCTCAGAATCCGCCAAGCACTGGAGCCATGCTGAACCGCGTCCGACTCGACCAGCAACGCGCTGAAATGCTCGATTCGCTGTATCAAGCCAGCGGCCGCACCTGTGGCACCTACACCGGTCTGTGGCAGGAGTTCTGCCAAGACATCGCCACCAACTTCAGGGACACCGATTACGCCGACCTGTTCGCTGCGTGCGTGCTGGCGATCGACCACACTGAGAGCCACTTAGCTGAAAAGCACGCGCAGCAGTGCATCGCCGTCTGCCGGCGGTTCTTGCTGAGGGAGAAGTGGCTGTGAACGTCGAACTGGTCCACTGCACACCGGCTGCTGAGCTGCTGATCGTCAAGATGGCGCGTGTCAGCAACCCGGCCAACGCCGACAACCTTGCGACGGCTCCCAAACTGCTGCGGTACCTGATCCGTCACGCGCACTGGTCGCCATTCGAGATGGCCAGCCTGTGCGTCAAGATCGACACCGAGCGCGACATCGCCGCTCAGATCCTGCGGCACCGGTCGTTCAGCTTCCAGGAGTTCAGCACCCGCTACGCCAAAACCTGCATCGGTGAGATTCCAGCGCTTAGGCGCCAGGACGCGACCAACCGTCAAAACAGCATTGATGATTTGCCTGACAATGTCCGGGCCGAGATGGAGCGACGGATGTGTGTGCTGCTTGTTGACGCATATCAGTTGTATGACGACATGCTGCAAGACGGCGTAGCCAAGGAAACTGCCCGCCGGATCCTGCCGCTCTGTACGCCAACCACGCTCTACATGCACGGCACGTTGCGCAGCTGGTTGCATTATCTGCAGATCCGCTGTGCGCCGGAGACGCAGCTGGAGCACCGGCTGGTTGCTGATGCCTGCCGCGAGATCTTCACCGAACAGTTCCCGATCATCGCCGAGGCCGCGTTTCATGTCTGACCCGATCAACCAACCCGACCATTACCGCCACGGCGAGATTGAGTGCATCGACGCCATTCAAGCCGCGCTGACGCCTGAGGAGTTCCGGGGGTTCTGCAAGGGCAACGTGATGAAGTACGTCTGGCGCGAGCAGCACAAAGACCCGGAATCGTTAAGAAAGGCCCAGTGGTATGTCGCCAGACTCCTTGGCACCATGGAGTCATGAAGCAGACACACCTGAACTGGCTCGAGCGGTGGGCGCTACGGCTGCTGCATCACAGCCCGCGTGTCAGCCTGCTGATCCTCAAGCCAGTTGACACGACGCTGATCAGCTGGTCGGCGCGGCCTGATGACGAGATCGCCACCGCCATCATTGATGACCTGCTGTGCCTGCCTGAGACCAGTGACGACGAGCCGGCGAGCATGATGCTCGAGCGGTTGTACCACGCGCCGAGTTACGGCGAACGGGAATGATCAGCTTGCACGCCGGCCGCCTGCTGCTGGTGTGCAGCTGCTCCTCTCGCAACTGGTGGGCCCATGTTGTGCTCGGCCCGCGACCTGAGTTGCAGATCAAGGCCGACACCGGCACGGTCCACCTGCCTGATGCGTTGATCCGCGCGCAATCGGTCTACAAGATGGCAGTGGCATCTATGCGGCCCGCTGATGCGCCGCGCATGTGTTGGGATTGTCTGCAGTGGGATATGCGCCGGCAGCGGTGCGATCTGGGGCTGCCAGAATCGAAGCGAAGCGGCGGCCGCTATGCGCCCCGGTGCGAGATGTTCCAACCATGTCGCGCGAATGGATAACGGCCACGCGTGAACCGTGGTGCCCGCTGATTAAGCAGTGCCTCGACGGCATCGACCGCCACAACAGTCTGTGGTTCGCGACAGGCGACGCGTGGCACCTGCATCGAGCTGAGTACCTGCGGCAGTATGTGGTCGAGCTGAAGGACTGGATCCATCGCGATGAGCGCGCCGGAAGTGCTGAGCCATACTGATCGAGACGGCGGATGGATCGAGACGCTGCAACCTGAAGGCGGCGGCGAGCTGTATTACCGCAGCTGCGCGCACGGTATGTGCCGCTACTCAAGCGACCTGTGGCAGGCTGAGATGTATCTGGACCACCTGCTAGCCCGATGACGCTGCCCGAGATTGCCTATCTGGCCGTGATGTATTGGGTGATCTGCGTGCTGGTCATTCTGTTGCTGAGTCGGATCCTCCCGTGATCCATCGGGCCACGGCCCACTCGCCTAGCTCGCTGTAGAAGTCTTGCTGGCGATACCAGTCAAGCCATGGCTTGTGGCCCTTGCGGCTGTTGCAGCTGAGACAGCAGGCGACCAGGTTGGCGCGCACCGTGAGGCCGCCATGGACCTTGGGCACCACATGGTCGAGCGTTGGCGATCGGCCCAGGTCATCGCCGCAATAAGCACAGCGATAGGACCAAGCGAGCAGCACCTGATCGCGCGCCGATCGACGGGTGACCAGGCGGGTTCCGTCAATGTGCGCCTTGTCCACTGAGATTCGGCGGCAGGGGCATTGCCTGAACCTCGAGGGTCAGGATGTCGTCGTCGTCGTGGATGTGCTCAGCTATCCGGCTGTAGACATCAGCCGGCAGGTCCTCGGGGTCAGCGTCGGAGCGGACCACAACGGTGGCGGAGACTTCAACGATGAAGGCCCGCATTGGATCGCCGCCGCTTGCCCCAACGGTAGCGGGCGCGACTGGATCGCCCGATGTGTGACAGATTGTGAACGGGCCGCCCTGATCGCGCACTATGCGCTGCCGGTGGTGTATTGTTAGTTCATCAACGCACCGGACCGATGCTCGCCACCTTCACCGCCAAGCTCGCCACCCTCTCCACCGCTGACCTGCTTGAGCTGATCCGCCAGCTGATCGCTGATGAAGTGTTCAACGCCTGCTTTGACGCCGCCCTCGACGAAGCCTGCAACCGCGACGCCGACCTGGCATTCACGATCGAGGCCATGATGGCCTGATCCGCCGGCCACGCCTCCCACCCATGACTTACATCCTTCACACCGGCCCGTGGCACATCGGGCCATTCCCGACCCACATCGCGGCGCAGCACTTCGCTGAGAGCCACGGCATCGACGACTACCGCATGATCCCGCTGGATGATCCGGCCGAAGCGCCGGGCCGGATTGCGCGGTTCAATAGTCCCAGCGCACCTTAGGTTTGCCCTTGCGGATGCCGAGATGCGTAAATCCCTTGGCAGCGCCGTAGCCGACGCTATAGGGCCACTCGCGATCAACCCATGCCTGAACCGCGTGGATGTCAGCCCCATGCACGAAGAAGTCAACCGCACCCACACCATGCGCGTCGTAAAGGTGCTCGCTGCCTGATGCGCCACCCACCTGCCGGTTGACTGCTGGCGGCCTAAATCCAGATGTGATCACGATCGGCTTACCACCGAACGCACCCCGCACCCGCTCAAGGAACGCCGCCAGCTCGGCGGCCGTGTCGATCTGGTGCTGGTGATCGAACCTGCGCGCTTCCTGATCGAGCGCAAACTCGCCTAGCCGTATGTGGGGCGTGATGCGCGCTGAGAACGGGCTGGCGGGCGTCAGCTTGGCCGGTTGCCGCTCTTGCTCAGCCATGCCCCACAGGCGACCCTCGGCCTCTCTGCGGCGCTTTAGGCCGGCCTCGACGTTGGTGCCAGGGTTGCGATAGAGCAGCAGCGCTTCGGGCACCTGCGGCCACTCCTTGCCCTTCAGCCGCTTGCTAATGGTCTCAAACCCGGCGGTGCCGTAGAAGCCCGAGCCAAGGTTGTAGGCGAACGAGATCAGCGCGCACTTCTGCTGGTCGCTCATCGCCACCCAGAACGGCACGGTCGCGCGCAGCTTCTCAGCAATGCGATCGACCTCACTGCGCAGCAGCATGTCGGCCTCGACCCGGTTGATCTTGTCACCTTTTTGCACCTTGCGGCCGTCGCTGTAGCGCGTGGTGCCCCAGCCGATGGTCCACGGGTCGCCGCCGCTCAACGGATCGGGGTAGGCCTCAAGGTGACAGCCCTCAAACTGCTGGATCAGCTGCAGCGCTGCGCCCAGGTCAGCCTGTTTGCCGTCTTGGCTCCATGTCTGAAACCACGCCTGATCTCTATTGAACAGATCCGGCGCAATCTTTAATAGCTCAGCTTCCAATTCAACGATCGCCGCCATCTGATGCGGCAGCCCTTTCCAGTAACGGAACAGGTCGCTTGGTTTGATCGGTGCTTTAGCCACGCTTGGGGAACATCAGACGCAGTGCCTGCAGCAGCAGTTGGATCCAGCTATTCGACTTGAGCGGGGTCAGCGCGATGACCTCGCTGCCAGCGGCGAGGATGATGGCGATGACGGCGACGGTTTGCGCGTCCATGATCAGCGGTTTGGGCGTGCCTCAAGGGTAGCCACGCGCTGCTCGACGCCATTCAGTCGCTTGAAGGTCTCCTGTCGATCCGCGCGGATGTCGCCATGGAGCACCTCGAGCTGAGTGGCGATATGCTCGACGGCGGCGGTGAGCCTGATCACGGCGTCACGCGCTTCATCGTTGCGCTTGCTGAAGCCCATCGCGCCCATCGCAGCCACGCTGATGGATGCCCCAGCAACAGCAGCGATCAGCTCGATCATGCACCTAGGTTAGCGCCCCTGCCCGCGGCGAGGTTTCTTGCCGCGTCGCCGTGGTCGGCTGTTCTGGCCGTAGCCGATGCTGGTGGTCTTGGGTGGCCCAGGTTGGTGATCAATCCGGGCGGCGCCAGTCTTGGCTTTAACGGCCATCAGCTCTCAGGTTCAGGATCTTCTGCCACCGGCTGCGGCGCGTAAGGATCAGCAGGCCACACGGGGTAATCAGCGCCAGTGATGTAGGCGGCCAGTTCGTCGGTGTCGGCTGTGTCACGGATGGCTGTGACCTTGACGCCGGTAGCCAGCCGGATGTCCTCGCGCCAGGTCTTGAGTAGCGGGTCAGCAGCTTTGCCGTTGTCAGCCTCGCGGATGAT